TCCACACAATTTTATTAATTTCAGAATGATTGACGGAGACAAATCCGACAATGTGGAAGGTATTAGTGGATTGGGTGTTAAATCGATTATGAAAGCATTTCCAATGTTAAGTGAACACCAATTGGTTGATACTACCGATATGGTTAATTATGTAAACACATTACCTAAAAAATCAAAAGCACACGAATTATTCTTAAATAATTTGGAAATTTGCGAAAGAAATCGTAAATTGATGCAGTTAGCAGAACCAACATTTAGTGGCAATCTCCGTATGAAAATTATGGATAGATATAACGAACCAACTACTAAATTTGACAAACAAACTTTCTTAAAGTATGGTTTGAAGAATAGAGTGTTAGAAGGTTTCCCAAATGTATTGGACTGGTTACAATCAACATTTTCACATATAGCAAAATTTTAAAAACAAAAAGTTATGGCAAAGTCAGCAGACAAATTAGCAAAACCATTAGGAGACAGAGTCCTATTGAGTGAATTAGAGGCAGAAGCTTCAAAAACTGCCGGTGGTATTATCATACCAGATAGTGCAAAATCGGAAGATGTAAAAAGAGCAAAAGTAGAAGCCGTAGGTGATGGAATCTATACGCAAAGTGGAGTAGCAATTCCAATGAGTGTAAAAGTAGGTGACGAAGTAATCCTTCCACCATATCATCAGGGAGTAGAAATTAAAGTAGGTGGTAACAAATACATCCTATTAAGAGAATCAGAATTATTAATGGTTATTAGATAATAACAAAAACAAACATGGAGGTAAACTATGAAGTGTCTTAAAAGTACAAAAACAGGAAAAATTATCAGAGTAACTGATAAAGAAGCAAATCAAGCAACAAGTGAGTGGAAATTTATTCCAAAGAGTGAATGGAAATCCGCAACTAGAAAAGTAAAAGTAGAAACCGATAAAATAGAAGCATAATGCAAGAAGTAGATACACTAGTCAAATATGGCCAATCGTATCAATCTAAAGTTGTTGCTTCTCTTATAACAGATGTAAAGTTTTTAGAACAAGTAAGTGAAATTACTAAACCTTTATTCTTTGAATCTCAAGCAAACCAATGGATTGTAAAAGAGGTTCAATCATACTTTGATGAATATAGAGCAGTTCCGACAATGGAAGTGTTTAAGATTAAAGTTGGTGATATTGAAGATAAGGGATTGAAACAAACGGTAGTTGAACAATTAAAGAATGTTTATTTACAAGTTGGTGCAGATGATATACCATATGTAAAAAAAGAATACCTTACATTTGCAAAGAATCAGAAAGTTAAAGAGGCTCTATTCAAATCGGTAGACCTATTAAAGAACGGACAATACGACCAAATTATAGATACAATGATGAAAGCATCTCAAGTAGGTGTTGAGTCGGATTTAGGTTTGGATTATATTGAAAACTTTGAATCCATTTTAGAAGATGTTAAAAGAGATTCCACACCAACGGGGTGGGATGTTATTGATGAACTAATGGATGGTGGTTTAGGAGCCGGTGAGTTGGGGGTTGTAATGGCACCATCTGGTATCGGTAAAAGTTGGTTCTTATCTAAAATTGCATGTGAAGCTCTAAAAAGAGGTTTGGATGTATTACACTATACTTTAGAATTATCGGAAAGTTATGTGGGTCAAAGATATACCACAATTCTTACTAATATTGGAACCGCAGACCAAAAGGAACGAAAGGATGAGATTATTCGTAAAATCAAACAAGTTCCAGGTAGAGTTCGTATCAAATACTATCCACCACAATTTGCATCGTCTAAAACAATATCAGCCCATATTGAGAAAGTAAGGCAGACTGGATTTAATCCAAAACTTATCGTAATTGACTACGCAGATTTATTGAAGAGTGGTAATGGTAATAGAGATGGCCTATACGCAGAATTGGGGGGTATTTACGAAGAATTAAGAGGTTTGAGTGGTGAACATAAGATTCCCGTTTGGACGGCAACACAGACCAATAGAGCAGCAATAGACCACGAAGTTATTGGAGCCGATTCGGTTGGTGATTCGTATAAGAAAGTTCAAACTGCAGATTTCATTATGAGTGTGAGTAGAAAGACCAAAGATAAATTATCTAACACAGGTCGTATTCACATTGTAAAGAATAGATTTGGGCCTGACGGAATGACATTTCCTGCAAAGATTGATACTTTCACAGGCACTATGGATGTGTTTGCAGCAAATTCAGTTGACGGAATGACATCCACAAAGGATAGTAAGAACGGAGAAGGATTGGAGAAAAAACTCCTACATAAGAAGTATGTGGAGAATATGGGATAAGTATTAAAAACTTAAAAAAAGTGTTAATAAATATTTTCAAAAAAACCTAAAATTAACTAAAGAAAACAGGTTATAATGGTACTAGACCAGATATATATCTTTACATTTCCTACTTTTTTAGGAAAAATATTTAATAACAAAAAATAAAAATTTACAAACAAAATGGACATTTCGAACAAAATCTTATCAGAAATTACGGTTTATATGAAGTACGCAAAGTACAGACCGGAATTACAAAGAAGAGAAACATGGGAAGAGTTGGTTACTAGAAATATGGAAATGCATATTAAAAAGTATCCACAATTAGAACAAGAGATTAGAGATAACTACAAATTCGTATATGATAAAAAGTGTTTACCATCAATGCGTTCAATGCAGTTCGCAGGTAAACCAATTGAAATGTCTCCAAACAGAATTTACAATTGTGCATTTGCACCGATTGATGATTGGAGAGTATTTTCGGAAATTATGTTCTTACTTTTAGGTGGAACAGGTGTAGGATATTCGGTTCAAAAGCATCACGTAGATGCATTACCTGAAATTAGAAAACCAAATGCAGACAAAACTCGTAGATTCCTTATTGGAGATTCTATCGAAGGGTGGGCAGATTCAATTTCAGTATTGGTTAAAGCATATTTCTTTGGTGGTTCAAAGCCGACATTTGATTTTAGAGACATTAGAGCAAAAGGTGCAAGATTAATTACATCAGGTGGTAAAGCACCAGGACCACAACCTCTAAAAGAGTGTTTAATCAAATTAGAAGGTATTTTAGATGCTAAAAAAGATGGTGATAAATTAACTCCATTAGAAGTACATGATATGGTTTGTCATATTGCAGATGCAGTATTGGCAGGTGGTATCCGTAGAGCTGCATTGATTTCTTTGTTCTCTGCAAATGACGAACAAATGATTAGTTGTAAGAGTGGTGCATGGTGGGAAACGAATCCACAAAGAGGTAGAGCAAATAACTCAGCAGTATTAATGAGACATAAGATTACAAAGGAATATTTTTTAGACCTTTGGAAAAGAATTGAAGCAAGTGGAGCAGGTGAACCTGGTATCTACTTATCAAACGACAAAGATTGGGGAACTAATCCATGTTGTGAGATTGCATTAAGACCTTTTCAATTCTGTAACTTATGTGAAGTAAATGTAAGTGATGTAGTTGACCAGGATGATTTGAATGCAAGAGTAAAAGCAGCATCATTCATCGGAACATTGCAAGCTGGTTATACTGATTTCCATTATTTAAGACCAATCTGGCAAAGAACAACTGAAAAGGACGCACTCATTGGTGTATCTATGACAGGTATCGGAAGTGGGGCAGTTTTGAAAATGGATATGAAAGAAGCAGCAAAAGTTGTGAAAGTAGAAAATAAAAGATTAGCGGAAGTAATGGGTATCAATCCATCTGCAAGAACTACAACTGTTAAACCTGCAGGAACAACATCTTTAACTTTAGGAACATCATCAGGTATTCACGCTTGGCATAACGATTACTATATTCGTAGAGTAAGAGTAGGTAAGAACGAAGCAATTTATTCTCACTTATTGGTAAACCATCCAGAATTAGTAGAAGATGAATATTTTAGACCACATGATACGGCAGTAATTGGTATTCCACAAAAAGCACCATCGGATGCAATCTTTAGAACTGAATCTCCAATTCAATTATTAGAGAGAGTTAAGAAAGTACATAGTGAGTGGATTAAACCAGGACATAGAACGGGAAACAATTCACACAATGTATCTGCAACAATTTCAATTAGAGAACATGAGTGGAAAGCAGTTGGTGAGTGGATGTGGGATAACAAGGAATACTACAACGGACTTTCGGTATTACCTTACGATGGTGGAAGTTACATTCAAGCACCATTTGAAGATTGTACAAAAGAGAAGTACGAAGAATTAATGAAAACGCTTACGGAAGTAGACTTAAGCAAGGTTATTGAAATCGAAGATAATACAGATTTATCAGGTGAGGTAGCTTGTGCAGGAGGT